GGGGGACTCATATTGCCCTTTTGATTTTGAAGGGGGGGGGGTCAGTGCCGGGTTGCGAAAAGGTCTTCAATCTCTTGATGATCTTTAATCAAATCAGCAGCGAACCCCTCCGCCTCGTCGAGCGTTTCAAAGCGACTTACTTCGACGACGTAGTAGCGATCCAGTTTTGTGTCTTCGATTACACCGACCGTTCCCTGATCAACATCAAGGTCAAGCGCATCCAGAAAATCGTTGCTCACGCTTCACCTCATATTGTTTTAGCAACTGCACCCGCAAAAAAAAGAAGGGGGGGGGTCGAAACACGACCTCACCGGCCCCGCAGCCGGCGACCACTTCATTAACGATGAAGTGATCGTCTCAATAATATCAATGACTTACGGCGTCTTTGCTTGCGACCTGCTCGACCGCCGCCGCAATCTCGTCTTGCAGGCTTTCAAGCTCGTCGGCGTAACTGACTGAAATCGTTGCCTGTTTGTCGACAAACATGCCCAATGCGCGGCCAAGTTGTGTCAGTGCCGCGGTTCTGCCACTGGAGGTTTCGCCCTGCTCGGCCTCACGCTTGAGGCCCGCTAGTACATATTCAGGCGTGACCATTTCCTCCGGCTTAGCATATTTAGGCTTTAGCGCCTCAATCGCTTCACGAATGGCAACACGACTTAACAAACGGCTAGCACCTTGGTGAGCGCCATTCGGACTGTAGCCAGCATCGACGTAAGCCTGCCTGCCGTTGCCGCTAACAGCGTAAAGCTCTGTAAATCTTTGCTCTCGGTAACTCAGCGGCCGTTCCATGGTTCCCTCATGAAAAAAGGCCAGGGCTTGCCGGCTCCTGACCTTTTAAACTCTTAATGCGAATTTGGCAGTTAGACACAAATTCCCACCCCCAAAATATAGATTTTTAGCGCGGTGTCAACCAGATGTTGTGGTTTCGTTTGCCTGCTCGAGCCACCCACGGCGGTCCTCATAGCTCAACAGCTCCAATAAGCTGACCAAGGCGCTGTACTGCTTTAATTCCTTTTTAAGGCCGTGATGCACTGTCCTATGAGTCACACCAATCCGCCTTGCCAACTCGCTTTGGTTCACGCCGGTGCGGCGCAGCCGGCCGATCAAATCATCCATGATTTCTCTCCTCTAGCTAACACCTATGTAACAGGTGTTAAAGAAATTGCAACACATGACATTTTTTGCTTGCCAGTATTGATATGTGTTTCTATAACATATGTAAGACATGGCATACACAGGAAGGATATCAGGATGACTTACAAAAACAGCACAGACGAGATGTTTGACGCAATGATCGCATCGTTCAAACAATTTGATGATGAGCAGTTAGCGCGTGACCTTGAATGGCATCAAGCACGAAAGAGTGCGGGTGAGAAATATCGTGACGCATATAAAAGCGGTGAACTGGATTTCAGTAATGTTGACCGCCGGGATCGCACCTATGCCTTTGCCTGCGGGTTGGTCGAGGCATACGGCGGGAAATCTCTCACGCAACTATTTCAGCACCATGCATGGCGTGAGGTAGTTGCAGCAAACCACCATGCAAAAATCGCCAAGCGGAACGCCCGCCTTGTTTACCAGCTCACCAAGGAATTTGTGACCAGCGTTAAATCAGCCAAGGTTACGCACAGTCACGACGGGTTTGATGGATGCTTTCACGTCGATACCGACCAAGGCCAAAAAGTTATTAAAATAACAACAATCTTCGCCTGGGGTCCAGTAAACCGCCCACATTATCGCGTCAAAGTGAAGGTGTCGCACTGATGACTTGACCATCCCCAGCCGACGGCAGCGCGTAAGCGCTGTCTGCGGGTGTGGCTGAGGTTTGCCCCACCCCCTTATAAGGAAACGCCACTAACCTACCTATGAAACTAACCTCACTCCCTAATAAGGGAACTTCACTAACCTCACCTGAGGTTGACCTCACCCCTAATAAGAGGCTCACTTCCCCGCTATATACTGTGAGATACCGTTTAAGCCATGCTGAAGCGCGTCAAGGTCATTTGGGCTGTAATACCCCTCCAAGAGCAGCAAAACCGCTGTAGCGCCGTTTTCTGCGTGCTTAACGGCAACATTGAATTTTGCCTGCCTTTCGGCTTGATCGTCGCTTTGCTCTCCGCCAGCGCCGAGCGGGTTGTATGAGCTGACCACCCTGCCATCCATGCCGGCGGCTTGCCGTAGCTCAGCAAGCCATAAGGCTGCGTCGGCCTGCTGCTGCGTCAGGACGCCGGCGTCAGCCAGCATATCTATGACATGCGGATTATGAACAGCGATGACCTCGGTTGTAGCTTTACCGCTGCCCATTTCAATTGACCGCACCTGCGGCTTGTCGTGCTGCCAACGCTCTTTTGTGCCGCGTTCTGTTGCCATGTGACCTCCTGTTAAAAAGGTAATTCGTCGTCAATCCACTCTTTGTTCCTGATCGTCTCAATCCGAGCCCCAGGAAAAAACTTAGCTGCTGTCTTAATGGTGTCCTTGACCCGCTCATGAAACAGCTCCCCGATAGCCTCGGCACCGATCGCAATCACTTCGCGCTCGTCACCCTCGATCACGCGGTGACACGCCCCTTCGGCAACGATTTGAAGCACGGCGCCGTTCGGCATCACCGCCTCGATCACGGCGCGTTGGTCGATAGGCTTGAACCCTGCCGCCAGGTAGGCTCGTTCTAGTGCCTGATAACCTTTGATGGTGGCTTGGCCATGAACCCGCACACCATCCCAGTCGGCCTCCAAGATAGCCTGATTGAATTTATCAATTTGCCGCCTCATTTTGGCGGCGAGCTCTAAGTCAGGACACACCGCCAGCAAGCGTCCATAACCGTAGGTCTGTTCCAACGCTCTGACAAAGGTATCGACCTGGCCAATATCTTGAGCCATCAGCCGGCTTTCATCATCTGTTTTCGGGGTTGTCTTTTTAGATTTAGCCATCAATTTTTACCTCAGCATCCTACGGTGTGACACCGCGACACCCCTATAAGGGGGTGTCACGGCTGTCACGCACTTGGATTATGCTGTGCGTTCGCTAGAGTCTCGTAAAAGTCCAATCTTTTCAGACCCATAGACGATATCACCCTCTCGGCATACGTCCAGCAGAGCTCTTTGATAGCGCTTGCGTAAATTAGCGGATGTCACGCCATCATTTTCCGGTAACGACTTGAAGCTATCGCGGATAATTTCACTGTCAATTGCATCAATCACGTTGATCATTGTGCCATTGACTTCGATCCGGCCAGGCCGTGCTGCAGGTCGTGTTGGCGAGTTAAATTTGTTGAAAATGATCTTTTCTAAAGCTCGCACTAAACTGCTTTTCTTGGTCGTGTTCCGCGTCACGTCCTTTGGATCAACCACGCAGCTTGTGATCTGATCACCGCTGGCGGTTTCATGGATCACAACGGTGCGCAGCTCGAAGCCCATTTGCGCCGCCAGCTCCATGTCGCGTTGCTTTGTGATCTTGATCCGCCCGATGTTAGTTCCTGGCACGGCCATCACTTCGAGCTCAGTGTCGAGCGCAGCCCGCAGCGAGCTGTGACCCCGCGCCCCTTTTTCTTCTGATTTGCCCATGTGATGCACTAACATGACATGGGCACCTGTCCGGCTAATCAGCTTCCGGCAGTTATCAACAATCGCCAACATGGTCGGCGCGGTGTTTTCATCACCGCCGGCAGCAACGGCAGCCAGGGTGTCAATCACAATGAGATCAGCTTCGCCGATTGCTTCAATTAGGGCATCGATGTCACCTACTGGCGACAGAAGGTCGAAGCTATCGCCGATCATGTCAAATGCCGGTAGCTCGCCTCTTTTTTCAAGCATGTCCTTATGCTCGATTTTAAGAGCTGCCCGGCGCTTTCTGATATTGGCTGCACCCTCAGCCGCCAGATAAACCACCCTGCCCTGCATGGCTTGCCGGCCGTAAAATTCGGTACCTGTTGAGACGGCGAACGCCAGGGCCATTGCTTGAAAGGTCTTGCCGCTGTTTGATGGCCCGTAAAGCACTGACAGCGACGATTGCGACAGTAAGCCCTCAACAAGATCGTCGTCGCCGATTGGATTGAAATCTTGGGTGTTCCAAGGGTCTACTTTGAACCTTCTTGGCTCAGCCACCGGCACCTTGTCATCCTCAACACTCCCAACAATCGATAAAAGCTTTGGCAGCGTTGACCGACACTTCGCCAATACCTCGGATCGTGGCCAATCATCCTGCAGCTCCTTGCCATGCCGACCTCGCGCGACTTGTGCGAAGCGCTCCTCGGCCCGCTCTGCCCAGGCATCTAAATCTTGTAAGTCGCCGCGTTCTTCGACAATGCGATTACCGGCAAACCACACCGCGTCCGCCAGCAATCTCTCACGTCCGTCCTTTGCCTTGCCGATTGATACAACTGTGCCATCTTGAAAAGTACCCCGGTTTTGAGATACCGCCTCGCCGGCCATGTTACTCTGCACCACGCCGGCCGGCAGCTCGCTTGCAACCGCTGGTATGCCGTCAGCCGTTATACCGGTGGCTCGGTCCGACCACTTATAAATACCGCTGTCACTTTCAGATCCTGGGACAAGCACATAGCCGCCGTTGCTCTTGATGTCGATGCACTCGTTAATCGGCCCTGATTTCACGCCACCTGGTGCTTTTAGCCACAGATGTAAGCCGCCGCTGCCTGTGTGCGCTTCGGGACCATCTTGGAGCGTCAAGTTATTATCAAGGAGCCAGTCGCTAAATTGCTCAGCGGCTGCTGAGTGCTTGTAAATATCGCCATCGACCACGGCCCAGTCGTTTGAGCCTGGGATGACCCCGATGTTAGCGTCCGGGTTGTTGTTCCAGTAGTTCGCAATCTCGCTGTCTGCCCAGGGCGTTTCTTGCATTGCCCGCCATGCAACAAGTGGTCTTTTGTCTCTGCCGACTGGCAGTACAGTGAAACCAGCCCTGGCCCATGCCAGTGCAATATCTTTTTTGCTCAAGATTTATCTCCATTACCTTTAATTAAAAGCTCAAAAAAATCGTGTTCCCGCATCACAACCAAGCGCGGCTTGCGGTCAGCGCGTATGGTCAAGACGTCAATGTAGTCAGGGAGCCAGCCATAGATTTGCTTGAAGCCCTCAGCCCGGTGCTTACATTCAGCCGTCCACAACCGATTATTTGTGATGATCTCAACGTCGCCCTTAAAGTCAGCGACGGCCCCGGAAAGCGGCACCCGCCTCGCCCGCAGCCCTGCTGCTTTGGCGGCATCGACTAATTGGCGCTCATCCCTGTCGCCTTTTTGCTTGCTGCGACTAGGCATTTGGCTTCCTTGCCTGGCCACAAGAGCGCAGCTCTCCAAATTCTTCCCAAAATTCTTCTACGGTTTCACAGTTAATTGTCGCTTCAGATGGATAAAATTCACGGTGGTGGTAATTCCCAAATACTGCGTCTTGCAGATAATTTTTGGGGAGCTCCTGAAATTGGTTGTGCGACAGGTAGCTTCGGCGCGTAAATGTATTTTTTGACATTAACGCCTGGAAAAAAATCGCGCTGTCATCTGGCACCGACAGAAAAATTGTCTCGCGAAACCTTTTTGAGGCAGCACTTAAATCTTTACTGTAATCAATATCTACTGACACTAACTCAGCTTCATCGACTGCGATCCACGCCTCGCCGCAATCGACATAGAGGTTCAAGATGTAAGTTCCTTTGACTTTTCCGGTCATAAAATTCTCCTTCTACCCTTAAAAAAAGTGCCGCCTCGTAGGGGAACGAGGCGGCAAGTGGGGCCGTCTGGGAGGTGCATGATTACGCTCATGCGGGCGATCAGTTGTTTGGGTCGCGCACAAAATCCAGCGCCACAGCTTTGAGGCGCGGATCAATGGGTTCATAAAACTCCACAGCGGCTATCAAAACCAAACGTCGGGCGTATGTTTTTGGTAACCCAAAGTGTTGCCACTGGAGCACCGCGCTGGGCTTTATCCCAAGTTTCGATGCGAAATAATGCTTGCCGCCGAACGCGGCCAATAAAGTTTTGTAATCCATGTAAGAGACAATAAAGCAAAATTGTTTTTTCATCAATAGCGAAAAAAATTAATAATGTTGCTTGCATTTTAATTCTATCGAAATTATAAATGCGATAGGAACAAGTGAGAATCAGTGTAAAAGAAGGTAGAAAAAATGAGGAAATCAAAAAATGTTCGACGTATTAGCGTTCGGGGAACGCCTAAGATTCTTACGCGAAAGGCGCAATTGGAGCCAGAGAGAGGCCAGCCTGGCAATGAATTGGACAGCAGCATCGTGGCGCGACTTGGAAGCGGGCCAAAAGATGGCCAAATGCGCAGACGCGGTGGCGATCTGCGAGGAGTTCAAGGCACCGGTCGAGTGGTTGATCTCTGGGGATACCGATCGGCTAGACCCCGAATTGAAAACTGCAATCGACCGGCGGATATCCGATATGACGGCCCGATTGAACAGGGCGTAATCGACGTTCGGAAGTTGCGTGACAATTACGTCATTGTCTGGGAGTTCCCAACCGTTTTCGATGTTGAGAAAATGCGCCGTATCACGCGTGAGATGTTTGCCGATCAAGACGGTACCGGACCAAAGGCGCGCACAGTCAAATATAGCGCGCTGACAAATTGTTGTATCGTCCGGTCTTTTTGGATTGACCGCGACATTGACACAATCTTTTCCATGGCAGCGCAGACTCAAGTGCCTAAGCGCTTGATGAAGCTGCAAAGGTACGATCTGTGGCGGGAATTTAATGACGTGATGATCGGAGCGGTCGATTATTTGACTGATCATCCAATAGACGACCAGCCCATCCCGCTCGATAAATATTTACGCTTGTTCCAAGCCGGGCACTTAGATCGTGACGAACCTTCTTACAAACTTTTTTAAAAAACCAATGTGTGACGAGAAATTTTATCGTAAGGAACGACAATGATCAAATTATTAGCGGAATTTCTGACGATTTGTCTGATTTTCGGAATTGGATATGCGCTTTTGGTGTTCGGATACATCCTTGAGATGCCGCAATGAGCCGTTACGCAGGTCTAACACCCGAGCAAATCACGGCGCTAGAGCGCCGATATGACGGCCCCATCACTGACGAGCAGATCGCAAATTTTAAACGTTTGTGGGAATGGCAAAACCGCCCTGGCCGTGAGGCCTGGGTTGAGCCAGCGGGCGTGTGGGAAAAGGTGCTTGTTGATGGCTCTTAAAAAGAAAACTCCATGGTCGCCATCGACCCTGAATATGCCAGTTGATGCATGGCTGCTGAAAGAGCTTGGCTACCGTGACGGCATGAACGCACCCATGGCAGCCGGCATCGCCGTCGAAGATGGCGTCAAAGAGGGTCTGATAGACCACAAGCGGCCAATCAGTCAGTGCGTGGCTCTGGCGTTCGCTAAATTCGATCGGTTGACGGCCCTCAAAGCAATCAGTGAGGAAAGCAAGGCCAATCGACGCAAGCACATCGAGGGCATGGTAACTCACGCCATCAATGCGCTAAGGCCCTATGGCACGCCCGAGTTTCCTGGCGAGGGTCAGCACAAGGTGTCGCTCCAGCTTGACGGCTGCGAGCAGTCACACACTGGCTTTTTAGATTTTTTGTATCCCGATCATGGCTTGATTGTGGACTTGAAAACCACACTGCGGCTGCCAACTGCGAACGTGTCTGACAGCCATCGTTGGCAGGGCGCGGTGTATGGCACCGCTCTCGGAAATCACGAAATGCGCTTTGCTTATGTCAGCGGCAAAGAGTGCCGAATTTTTAGGCAAGAGGATATCCCTCAAGCCATTGAAGAAGTGCGGCTTGCGACCATCGCACGCGAAAAATTTATGGGGCTTTTTTCAAGTTTTGAAGAAATGGCCCAGTGCGTCGTCCCAGATTATTCGAGCTTTTATATGTCGTCACCCGCCATGCGGGCTGCTGGCAAAAAGGTGTTCGGATTTTAACCCCCCCCCAGAAAAACAGAAGGAAGAAAGAAGAAATGCCTATTAATAAATTCATGTCCACTGGCACAACCCCATCAGCAATCCTGCCCCGACTGAGCTTTGACGCCCGCAGCGGCATCTTGTCGAAGGTAAATCGCGTTCAAATCGGCGAAACCTGGACCAATCAGCCGCAGCCCCTGCCCTTCCCGATAGCTTTGCAAATGGATTTTGCGAACATCGAAATTGTCTGGCAACGCCTGGTCGGCGTTGTGGATATCCAAGCAATGAAATATCGCAGCCTTGTCGATGGCTCACAACAAATGATCGAGCAGCCATCAGACGATCACAAGCTCGGCTTTCGCATCCAAGTCTATAACTCCAGCCTGCTTGGTGCTGACATCCATGAATTTGGATCAACTGCAATGTCAGTGCGCAACGCCGTTGATGCCGTCCACGATGCATTTGAGGCAGCCACCGGCCCGGAGTACGTCGACAAAGCTCCGATTGTGACCTTCACCGGCACCACGCCAATTGTATCGCCGAAGGGAACGGCGCACGCGCCCGTTTTGGCGATCACCGGCTGGGAAAGCCGCTCGCCCTTCGACAACGGCGCAGCTACTCCCGTTGCGCCAGGCGTCACGGCACCGCCGGCAGCCGTCGCGGTTTCGGCACCACCTCCGCCACACAACGCTCCGGAGTCCTTTTAATGGACCGGGCTGCCGTGCTCGCACTCGCTCATGCAGCAGTGATGGGCCGTGGGAAGAGCTACGGCAGCCCAGAGCGCTCATTTTTTGAGATTGCGCGGCTTTGGTCAGTCTTTTTTGATCGTGAATTTACGCCCGGCGACGTCGCTTTGGCTTTGGCCTTGATGAAACTGGCGCGGTTGAAGGCTGACCCGTCGCACAACGACAGCATCGTTGACTTGGCTGGCTACGCCGCCTGCCTTGGCGAGATCGTTGGAGGTGAAGATGACTGAGCGCATTCGTGAAATCATGCGACAGAACGAAGAACGTTTACGTGTAAATGCTGAATACATCGCTGGACAAATCGAAAAATATGGCTACTTCGGCACCAAGTATAAACAATTGGCTGATGCACCATCATCAAGTTTTGCTCGCCGCCCAAAGCATTTGCAAAAAAAGCGTCAGAGTGTTCAACCAGATTTTTGGCTTTTAGCACACGATCTAGCGGACCGCATTCACATGGATGCATTGTTGCTGCATCGCCAACATGACCTCGGTGATGTATTGGATTTAGTAACGCAGCGTCACCAAGATATTAACGATGACGACGCCATCCGCCTAGCCCTTATGACGACAGGCATCCTTCTCAAAAAATCCAATCCAAGACCAGTTCCTGACGAAATGATGGGGGCGCTGGCAGTATGAACATCTTTATGGTCCTGGGCTTACTGATGACGCTTGAATCGCGTGTCTTCATTCTCGTCCAAGACCGTATCGAGATGGACACGATGCAGCAGTGTGTTGAGCAAATGATAGCCATCAACATGGCTAAAACATCACAGATTGCTACATGCGTGCAGCGGCGGCCAGTGGCTCAGCCGCAAGGATTGAAAACGAAATCTGGCTGAGCTTCGCATCCTCAGTCCGATAGCTGGCGGCGAGTGCGTGTCAATGTCTTCTCGTGACCAGGGTTTTGTATGTCCCTGTGGCCATCTCGCCGTCAGCACTTTTTAAAGGGGATTCACAATGGACTCGCGCTTATTTACGGTAGGAAAACTCGCTGAGCGATGGGGCGTAGACCCCAAGACTATTAGAACGATGGTGCGCAAAGGTGAGATCGCCCACTTCCAGGTGGGCAGACAAATCAGGTTTATTGAAACAGAAATTAGGAAGCATGAAGGATGGACACAACAATCAAGCTCGGAAAATACCGTGGACGATACGCCGTGCATTGGTACGAACCATGCGAAGGCGCAACCGGCGTCGAGTGGCGTCTTAGACGTTACGGCTTAGGCCTCGCATACAATTTAGAAAATCGAGACAAGGCAGAACAGCTTCTCGCCGAATACAAGGCCCAGCAGACCGATGTCACTGAGGCAACTGTCAAGGCGGTTTGGCGCAGCTACAAGATCGGCAGTCCAAAAGGGCGGGAGCACTACGGAGAAAAACACCTGCTGCCGTTTTTCGGCGACCTCGACACCAACAAGATTTCGGTGCCGATGTGCCAAGCCTACATTCAGCGACGCCGCAACGCAGGAGCTGGCAACGCAACAATCAGGCGCGAGCTGGCGTGCCTTAAAGCGGCGGTTAGAAAGTACGCACCCGAGGGCCATCGAAGTTTTGTATTTGAGATGCCACCTCCACCACCGCCACGCGATAGGTATCTGACGCGCGAGGAGTTCAAGCTGCTCCGTAGCGCGGTCGCGCCGACCGACCACCTGGCGCTGTTTGTAGAGATCGCCATCGCCACCGGCGCCCGCAAGTCGGCGATCTGCCAGATGAAGTGGTCTCAGGTAGACTTTGATCGCAAGCTGGTAGACCTGCGCGGCGACGGCGGGGCGGCAAACAAGCGACGCGCCGTCGTGCCAATGACCGACAACTTATATGATCGGCTGCGTGAGGCAAAGTCGGTTGCGGTGACTGATCACGTCGTCGAATATAATTGCAGCCCAATCAAGCGCATTGACATCGCGTTCCGCCGGCGGGTTAAAAAGGTGCCGCAGCTTGCTGACGTGACGCCGCACGTTTTGCGTCACACGGCGGCGGTCTGGATGGCGGAGGGCGGCGTACCGATGTCGCAAATCTCGCAATTCCTTGGTCACACAAACACCAAAATCACTGAGTCTGTTTATGCGCGGTTTAGCCCCGATTTTCTGCGCCACGCTGCAGTGGCCCTAAACATATGAAGGGGTCTACTGTGTTATTTTTGTCACAGTTTTATGTTCAAGTGAACATATTGCACTGCACAATAGTTTCCGCCAAGTCATTGATTTATTGGTCGGAGCGGCCAGATTTGAACTGACGACCCCTTCACCCCCAGTAATGACAGGCATACGGAAGTTATTGGAAACTAACAGACTTTAGTGGAAGGCAGCGCCTTCAAGTGAACATGCAACCCCTTCACTCAGTATAGTGAAGGGGTTGCGACACCTTGCGCCAATCCAATCCCTTCACTTTCTGAATAAGACAAGCGAAAACTACCTGCCAAGATAGCCTGCAATGACGCCTATAACGCCCGTCAGCGTCATCTTTAAAAGTGTGATCACGCTCTCGTCTGGCGGTCTATGCTCACGGAGAGCGATGTAATAATCACCAACAATGATGACGGTCAGCAGCAGGAAAACGCCAAAAATCATGGCGATGACCATGATCTCTTTTGCATGCTTCATGCCGCATCCTCCATGTCCGATAAAAACAATACTCTCTCGGCTTCTCGACGTCGCACCAAGCCCGCCAAGCGGCGTCCTGCGGCAAACACCCATCGGGGGAACTCGTCGGCGGCTCCGAGATAATCTTCGCGCATAATCTTACGCCGAAGCGTACTGCTCTGTAGAGCGCCCGAGCCGAGATTGAAGCTGAATGAAACAAGCGCATCATACTGGCCTTGCGTTAGCGGCACCGGACATAGCCGATGCACCGCGCGTTCAAACCTAACTAAGTCACGCTTGAGCAACGCCTCGCCTTCGGCCATCGTAATCGGTGGTGTGTCTGCTGTGATGCCAGACGTACTACCCCAACCTTGTGTCCAAATTTGAGCCGGACATAAGTAGCTTTCAGCGTGAAACCCCTCAAAGTCTTTAATGAGGTCAATGCCCGTTTGACTGATTTTCATCTGGGCGCTCAATAATGCGTTCAATTTTCAGGCTGCGGATTTTTTCGTTTGCGACGTGCCGCCAAACCAGGCCACGGCCATTGCGAATCGCAAACACAGTTTCGCTTGTCGAGATCTTTATGATGGTTGCTTCTTCTCCATCTATAAACACTTTTTGACCCTCAGACCATGCCTCCGACCACTTGAACTTCAGGCCAGCTATAGCGTTTACAACCCAGTCTTTCAGGGCCAAACCAATCGTCAGAGCGATGGTGACGGCCACCAATGGCTCAATCAGATTGACGATATCGAGCGAGAGATTTTGAATTGCGTCCGTATTCATTTGCGGTTCATCGCACGGCTGCCAAACCAGAAACTGATCACCGCAGCAATCATGGCGTTAAACTGATCATCAGCGATTGCTGGAAGCGCTTGATAGACCGCCATGCCTTCGATGGCTATCAGCGCGTACAGGCCACAAAACTTGATCGCAATGAGGCAGCAAACAAGCAGGTATGTGATTGCCGGTCTTACCGAACCACGCAGGTTGTTGACCCAGGTTGATGACTTGATCGAGCTGTCATGCCGATAAATCGCACGAGTCTCAGCAATGTCAGCCTGGGCGTTGATTTCCTCTAGCTTGAGCTGCGAGCCTAATTTCATTTGCTCCATCTGGCGGTCGATCATGGCCAGCTCGTGAGCGCGGTCTGCCTTTTCTTGAAAATAGTCAAACGCCCTCGGCGCTAGCGCCGATAGAAACCCAAGCAAACTCCCCAAAAGCGTCAGCATAAAATTTCCTCGTCAGAATTTTGAATTGTCTCAGATATCCAACAGCCAGCTTCATAAAGCGTGTCGGAAAGCGGTGAGCCTTCTTTGCCTCTACCGACAATGAAGACCTCACACACTCGGTTGGTTTCTGGGTCATGGCTGATTGCTATATCAAACTGATCAAAGCTCTTGATCTGTGTCGGGCGTCGGTTGAGATTTTTTCGCATTGCTTCTCCGCGACCACTCTGGGTCCAAGTCAACGTGGCCATCGTGATGGACGATCATCAGTTTGACGCCTGCCTTGAGCTGATTATATGAAAGCCCCTCAGGTCTTCCGCTCTCGATGCCCTGATAGCGGACTTCGAGCATCAGTACCTGAGCTGGGCGCGACCCTTGCATTTTGATTGCAACAATGTCGGCCGGGGAGTGCGATTGAAAGCATTTGAAGACGTACCAGTCGCGGCTGATTAGCCACGCGATTGCGATGGCTTCTCCCCGCGCACCAGTGCGGTGCTTCATAATTGACATTTTAGATTTTAAGCTGCTCTAACAGCCATGCGCCTGCAGCCAAAAAACCTGCCAACAAAGCACCAATTTTGATCAGCAGCCAGCCAGCGCCCTTGCCGATAGCGGCCAGCTCAAGTAGGCCATCAATTTTTTCTTCGATACGCTCTAGCCTGCGCTCTTGCTCGTCTGTGCGGGCCTCTAAGCGGGCTAGGCGTTCTGTGTCGGTCATTCTTCTGGCCTCATATCAGGCGATAGCAAGCTGATTGCGGGAACGGCAAGGCCAGGTGCTGTAGCATTCAGAAGGCCAGAGCGGCGAGCCGACGGCAGTGAGGCAATTTGATTTAGCAAAGCTCGTTGCTCTTGCGGGTCAGGTGTTGTGAGCCCCCGAAGCACGTTGGCAGCCGTCGGGCTGTCAAAAGACCCTCGCCCTTGGCCTGCTCGAAAGATCGTTCGCAACACATCCATGTTCCCGCCTGTTGCCGCGCTCAACGCAATATCGCTCAACCCCTCTTCAACCGCTTGCCTTTCAATCTGGAGGGGAGCGGTCGGCGACCCTCCGGTGATGCGCGCTTTTGTGGCGCGTTGTCGACCAACATTTTCGGCCAGCTTCATGATTGCATCGAAGGACTCTGGCTCATCAAAAAGGGTTCGCAAAACTTTTTGCTTTTGGCGCGACCCAAAAATGCTGGTGATGTCCCGATTGTTTCTAGCGTTTGCCGTGCGCTCAAAAATCTCGGTCAACAGCCCCTGCCGAAAAGCCGCCTTTTCATTGGGCTTGAGCTTTTGGAAGGCCTCAATTGACTTGCGACTTGTGTCCGAAAATGCCTTTCGGCCAGAGTCGATGGCATCTTCAAGCGCGCCAAAGCTGGCATAGTTTGCGTTGGCAGTGCGGAAATCTTCATTCAGGCTGCCAATTTTCTGGTTGAAGGCGTCGGTAATTTTGCGGACCGGCGGCCTTCGCGACGCATCTTTCTGGCCGATGCCCTTGTACACACTATCCAAGCCAAATTTTAACTGCTGCAGCGTAGCAGTAGAAAGCTCAGGCAATTTTTTGAAATCTTCAAATGTTGTCAGCAACGCCTCACCAGGAAATAGACCATCGCCACCCTCGGCCTCTGCTTCAAGAATTCGAGCTTGTTGTTCATCCTTCGCACGACGAAATGCCTGTTTAACGTAGTTATTTTCAAGAAAACTGTCGAATTCTGATCTGGGCAGCATCTGCGGCTCAGCCTGACCATAGTCGATCTGCGCTTGCGCCTTCTGACGCTTTTGCAATTCTTCCAGGTAATCTTTGCTTGAGTCGAAATCGACATCTGCCCGGCGTGCGACCTCACCTTCAAACAACTCACCCTCGTCGGCTTGTCTGCGCTGGAGAAAGTCACGGGCGACCTGTCGCTCGGGGTTTGGCCTCGCTGCGGCTATTGCAGCTCCGGTTCTGAGAACGTCGTCCGTGTCCGCGATAATCGGCTCAGGCAAGCCGCTTGCTCTCATGTCATCTAGCTCAGCTATCACTTGGTCGGGCGTTTTGCCAGCATCATCAATCCGCTGTTGAATTGCCCGCGTGGCGGCCAGTTGCGGGTTTGGTTCTCTAACCGCCCTCAACACGCGACGCCCCAGATCGCCAGCGACAGGCACAGCGACCCCTGTGGCCGCGCCAATGCCAAGGCCTATCGCCGTATCAAGTTTATTTTGATTAGATCCAAGTTCTGCATCAGAAAAACCTTGGCCAGCGATTGCGCCGCCAGCACCACCGGCCAAGGCTGTACGTTTTAATAATTGACCAGCAGTTTTTGCGCCTCTAATCCCCGCGCCAAACGCGCCGCCAGGCAGAGCAAGTCCACCCAGCAGCTCAAGAGCAAACGCTTCCACCGGCCGTTTGTCGCGAAACTCGTTCAAATCGCCGCGTAGGTCATCACGAATTTCATCATAGGATCGGTCACTGAATAGTGAGCGAGCGGCCGCCTCAATCTCCTCGCCAAAGCCAAGCGTTAGCCCTTGAACGCCCATGCGAATGCGCTGCGAATCCAGTCGCTTTTCCTCTACCGACTTCCGCCCCACAGCTTTGCGAATGAGCCCTTGTCTTTGAGCTTCAGTCAAACTGGCGAACTGTTCGCGGCTGTAGTTGGGAACTGTGATTGTGCCTTCGCCTCGAACATTTACCTCAACCATGACTGCCCTCTCAATAACTGTAGTCGTAATTCTGCGGCGTTCTTCGTGCAGCACCTCGGCTCGTGCGCGTCCCCGTAGTGCGTTTCGTCATCAAAGGAACAACAGGGGGATTTGATGTTTGCTGCTGAGGTGCGGTGTAAGTGGTCAACGGTGTTTGATTGCTGAAATCGGCTTCTGTCAGGCCTACATCTGCGAACGCAATTCCTGCTCGCATCGCCCTGTCCCGAAGATCTTTTGCCTGGCGCACAAAAATCGGCCGCCTGGACGCTAGTCTCTGCTTGGCTACTTTCAACAATTCTTGCCGCACTTTGTCTGTCAATCTGTTACCGCCTTGTACTGCGTTAGCGGCACCCCTGATCAACTCATCAAAACCCTGCGCGTTCGCAATTGTTTCATATTCACCAGGTCGAACGACACTGCCAGGGTCAAAGGCTTGAGCGATTGCGAACACCAAGTTGACATCGCCCGCAAGAGACTTGACAGCGATCCCCCGCTCAATGGTGCGGACGCTGGCCTCAACCTCTCTGTACTTTTGGATTTCTTTTCCTTTATCGAAATTTTGTTTCAGCTTAAGAGCAAACTTCTCATACTTTTCGGAGCCGGGCCGGCCAAACCCCTCACCGCTTTTAATGTCAGCCTCCAACTCAATCTTTTCCCGCGCCAGTCGCGCTTGCTCTCGCAGCTCCTTGATTCTGTTTTCATAGAGCATCATGTCACGCTCTGTTCTTTGCGAGGCGTTAAAACGTGCCAAAGCCATTTGACCCTCGCGCGTCAATCGCCCCTCAATAATTTTCAAATTGCGATCAAGTGCGGCTTGGTTTGCTTGCGCCGTAAGTGTTTTTTCCTGCCGCGCGTCAACCGCCATGATAGAGCGTTGTTGTTGCGCTCGCTGTGCGGCCTGCTTGCCCGCCGCAGTCGATGGGAAAGCTGCCGCGACTTGGGCAATTTTGCTCACATCATCTCCAGCGGCCGAGAATGCTTCTCGCGCTTGCTGCTCTCGGCTTTGCAAAGCCATCTGGCCTAGAGACTTGCCGAGCGATCCTAAGCCTGACCCCAGCGTGTTTAGAGGGTTCTCTTCCATAATCACGTTTGTGGGTGCGCGGATTACAGAAGGTGCGCGAGCTGCACCAAGTAACCGTTGCTGTTCTCGCATTGCATTCGCGCGAACTGCGTCTGGACCAGTGGCCAGCAACCCGCCGCCACGTTGTCTTAGTAAAGCCATATTTTTACCCTCTCAAGCCTGTCAACAGGCTACCAACACCGCCAAGCAATGAGCCAAAGTTCAACGGACTACGACGCACTGGAACTTGAGCAAACTGACCCACTGGCGTGCCAGATAGCGCTGATTGTCTGATCGCAAGCTGCTGCAAAGGAAAGCCGCGCTGTTCTAAGAAGTCGCCATATTGGAGGTCCAAAGCTTGCTGGCGTCGGTCGCGGTCTCCCAAGCCAAGATTTTGTTGGGCTTGAGCAAACGCAATATCTCGGTTGAACTTTGCCTGACTGGCTGCTCGTAAAGCATCTGCGGCCTGTAGTTGTCGGCTCATTTGCTGACCTTGAGCAGCTTGATTACGCGCTGCCAAATCCTGCGCGGCAGCCTGCGCTTGACCAAAACCGCTGGCCCGAAGCTGTGCGGCTGTGCGAGCTGCTTGGTCTAAAAACGCACGGTTGGTTTCAGCTTCTGCAACGCCTTGGCGGCTGCCGCCAAAAGAGCCAGCGCCAACAGCAGACTGACCGACGCGGTTGAGCGCCATTTGATTTGCGCGATCTAAGTCAGCCAATGAAGTGTCAATAACTTGACTGGTATATGGGTTCATGAAGGCTTGGGTGTTGCTTGTGATATCGCCAGCAGAAATCATTGGCGCTTGAGCTTGTTCAACACGCTGAGCGATGCCACCGCCAAAGCCACCGAACCTAGATGGTGCTTGCCGGAGAAATGCAGCCGCATCAATTTCATCTTGGCTGATATCAGCAAAACGCTGACCCTGGTAAGGGGTAAATGGCTGATTTGCAATAGTACCAGCAATCTGCAAATTTTCGTCTGCGAACTGCTCATACTCTGGCAAAATACGCGAGCTGGTATTTACTGTCCGTGAACCGCCGCCTTTACTCATAACCTTTTCTCCAGTACATGGTGTGGTTGCTCAAAGTCTTGCAACACACGCAGCCAGCCCTTACGGCCAACCAATTCAATTTTACTACAACCGTGCGCCTTCGCCCACGTCTCAATGTCATTAAGCACCTGGGCAACCAGCTCTTTTTTGTCGCCCGCTGCCAGCCAAATCCGACAAGCATTCATGCGCGGGTATTCAATGATTTCAGTGACAACGCACGACCGCTCAGCACACCAAAGCTGTGCTGCGCCCTCATTGATCAGTGTCTTGATATCGTGAATGTCATGCGTGTCTTGATAGTCTAGCGCTAATTGCAGCATTGGAGCTGCAATTCGCCACGTTTTTTCATCAATCATTCGCTATCCGAAATATCGTCAATCAGTGTCGCCACCACCTGAGCCAGCTCAGCAAGCGTGACAGTTGAGCTGTCAAACGACCGCCGCTTAGTCGCATTGGTTGCTGCGAAGTTTCTGGCCGCGCTGCCGGCAGAGTTTTCGGCTGCCCTTTCAAGGTCAGCAATGAGCTGATTAAATGACCCTGGGTCATATTCTGGCGGGGCCGCTGGTAAACGGCTCACCGCTGGCCACCGCTCAGCTCAACATCGAAGCGTTGCTTGCCAGCACGCCAGAAAAGCGTGTTAGAGCTGCTTGCCAACCGATAAGCAATCTGCCGCCCAGTCGCTCTGACAGACAGCTTTTGCGTATCAGAGCCGATTTCATGCGGACCGTTTGTGACTTGATCGCCCAATGGATAAATGCGGGATTTTAATGTCAAGTTGACTTTATTATCGGCGTTGCTGCCGGTGATATCCAGATCGGGAATGATATCACTGATCGTATAAAGTTGATCGCCGTCATCAATCGACACGTCGCCTGTTTCCACAAAAGTTACAAGGGCTGAGCCATCTGCCGATGTACCAATTTCGTGTTCATAGACATACCTGTTACCGCTCGCCGCCAGCGGGTTGCTGATAACCCCGGCGGCGTCCCAGGCTGTGCGGCCCAGATCATCTGACAACCACCATATGCCTGTGCCTTGGCCATACGCCCAAACTACAACCTTGTCTGGCTCGTCGCTGTTGGCACTTGGATATGACCAGATAAACTCGCCAAAAGCGTTATTGACGCCAGCGTTAATTTTGACGCGTTGCACTAAGTTTATGTCGTCAAAAACATGTCGGCGGACAGGGCAGCTAAGCTGTTTCAAAGCGCCGTCAAAGGCCATAAATGTTCCGTCCACTGTCATCCATGCGACCAAGCCATCACGCTCTGTAATCGCTTGCGGACCGCAAATTGGTCCTGTCGCACCAATGCGGCGGAACCGAAAAACGTACTCGCCACCTATGTATGACATCTCATAGACAGCAGTATCAGTCAGAACCAAGATTGCGCCACGCGACCGGATAGCTGCCCGGATTTCCGAGCCATCAATCAAACGCTGATCACCTGCGTCATTTGTAGCGCTCGGCGTCCATGTCGTGATTGCGTCCTGCGCACACCATTGAACCTTTAGCGGGTCGCCACCTGCGCCAAAAGTTATAATATGACGCGTTTCAGGCGACACCACCAAGAGGTTGGCCGTTGGCGCATTTGCAAGCGCTGTGGCTCGATTTGAGGTGCCGTTTGACGCATCCCAGAAATAGATGTTGCCGCTATCGTTATGCAGGGCAAGCAGGTCTTCACCATACGGGGCAAGCGACCAGGTGCGAGCATTTAAAACGATATCGCTGGCGCTGCGGGCCGTACCCCATGTGCTTTCGCCCCAGGTGCCGACGCCCCAGCCGTAATTAAAAACAGAGTCAACCGGACCGCTGGCAAGTAAGTATTGATAGCTCGGCGAGCCACCACCAGAGCCAGAGCCGCTTGCGGTTGTACTGGCTGTGATTGTGTAGCTGTTTGCATCGACCTTGGTTGCAACAAATTCACCGTCAATGGTGATGCCATTCACGGCAGACGCGCTTGAAAACAAAACCCGGTCGCCCGTTTCAACTCCATGGCTGGTGTGCGTCACAGTAACAGTCGCTGACCCACTAACTGTTGTAAACGGCGCTGATAGCGAACCGCTGGCGCGAACTGGGGTAACGTCATTAAATTCGCCGCCTTGACCAACTTCAATGGCGGCAGCTGACGCATAAGCTGTGTCAATCTGACCGTCGATTTGCGCCCAGCTTTTGAGCGCCCTTGCGATGCCATTCGTTTGCTCGTCAGTGTACTTTTGAAAGCCACCAATGCTTTCAGCACGGCCTTGTACAAATCGCACATTGCTGCCTGCCGTATAAAAACCAGAAGCGTCCGCCGGCGCTTGATCAGCGAAGATGCCGGCTTGGGGCGTCACCGCCGAGTAAGTCATCAGCTAGGCTCCCTCGGCCATTCGACAGGCAAAGCTTGTGTCGTAATATCACGCAAGTGTTGCCGATAGTCAGCCCAGCCAGCTTGCATCGCAGCGCTCAGATTGCAGTCTGGTAGCTGAGTCCAGTCGCACGCGAGCAGCTTTGCGTTTCGCTCAACGCGAACGAGTGACCACTCTTTCGCCTCTTGGCTCGCTGCATTGTCATAAGCAGCCAAGGCCGCGTCAGCGTCAACCTGGCTGACATCAGGAAGGTACAACCTATCGTCAGCCGTGTACGCCTGGTCTAACGGTTGACCCGCCGCCGCAATAATATCGGTCAACACCCAGGTCGGCTGGATTTGAAGAACAGCGCTCATCGCAACACCTCCGCGTAAACCGAATAACTGGCTGTGACGTTTTGATTGCTCAAAACTTGGAAGTCAAAGACCTGACCGCTGGCGACCGGCGTGACGTAATGCACCACGCCCTGAGTGCCGTTGCCGTCGCCAAAACCGCCGGTGCTTACCCACGCAGCAGGAGGGTTAGCTGACCCGCCATAAGCGGCACCGCCTTGGCTTCTGCCGTTCAAAGTGTTGCCGCTGCTGACAACGCCAACAAAGTTGAAAACGACATGAATTAGTGAGCCGGTCGGCGGCGCAAGCTGGTTTGAGCTGTTAAACAAGCCATGCTCGTCATACACGCGATTGCTGCTGCTAAATGGCACGGTGGCCGCCACATTGGCGCTGACAACTAAGTTGCCAGCTTCATAGAACGCAGCCGGTCTAGTGCCGTCATTCCGGACTACGTTTGTACTGTCACAACGGACTAACGTGGTGATGCCTTGGTCAGCGATAGCGCCTGTGCCAGATGCTGTTTTGACCGTCACAGTGAATGCGCCGGTGCAGCCATTTTTAACCAAGTAAGTTTTCGACCGCGTTGGTACGATGATATTGACGTTTGCGCTCAGCGTGCCGCTTAGCTCTAAAACCGCCGCATGGGATTGCTGGCCGAATGTGAACTGCGTGTCCGTCAGAGTAACGTCACTGCTTGAAAGCGTGATGGCTTCAGTGCCGCCAATCGCGTCCTCTAGGATTTTGAGGTTGGTATTCGTCTTAGTTCCCCAAGTCGCTGCATTTTCGCCGCTGGCCTGGAGTTCAAGTTGTAATACCGCGCTCGCAGAACTAGCCATTTGCGTCTCCGTCTATTGTATCTTCTGCATCAACACTAACCACCTCGGCTGGCGCTGTCGCATCAGCAACGGTTTCGGTTAGTTCTTCAGGGGCTGCCACCTCCACCGGCTCCTCAGTCACCTCAACCGGCTGCTCAACAATGACAACGGGCGGATTTTCAGTCACCACCCAGTCAACTCCGCTCCACGAAAGACTATGTGTGGCCGCGTCATAATCAGGCGGATCGCTCACGGCAATCCAGGGATGGCTTTCGTCATCTATGCATCCATAAACAGCCTCGGAGGTGTAAGTCAGGCCATTTATTCGACGCACCCGGTGCGGCATAGTTGCGACTGGATAGCTGCCGTTTAAACTGTACATAACCATGCAAAAAATTCTCCATTGAGCTGAGCAAGTGTTTTAGGTGCCACCCCAGCCGGCTTGATAACCAGTGACTGTATAAGAGTGATTACTTTTTTGCGTTAAGCGCGCGCGACTGCCATCCCATGGCATGAATGCCATCCGCAGGCCGTTGGCATAACTAAAGCCAATCGTTGCTGAAAATTCATTCGAGTTATTTTTTCGGATGAAAATATTGCCAGTTGAGTAGTCGATGCCAACGCCGATAACGTCGCTGTTAGAAATTGACGAGTATCCGGTATTGAAGCCAAGCCGAAAGCGTATTTGACGTGAGTAATTTTCTATCCAATCACTGCCGTCGTTCGGACTGCCGCGATCAAATGCGGAAATATTTTCTGCTTTGATAAAACCAACCACGAATGAATACGGAGAAATATTCTGGCCCGGCAGCTCTTTCAACTCGATGTAATGCGTTCCGCCGGTGATTGTGCCTTCGAGTGCGGTTACAGCTAAACTACCACCATTGCCAGTCAAGTCTCTTTTGTCTGTGCTATAAGTAAGACTGTTGCCTGTGTAGCTGGTGTCCCAGAGCGCCTCACCATTTTGGGGGGTCGAAACAAGTCGATCAAATGCGTGTTCTTCAAAATGACTGTTTAAATCGTAAACATTACTGTCTATCGCAGTTGGATCAACTTTTCCTCGAAAACCTAACATTTATGACTGCTCCTCATTATTGAGGCCAACCAGCTAAATAACCACTTGGGGCCGTGTAGGAGTAGGAGGATAAATCAACTAATGTTAATGCGTTCCCATTCCATAATTCAACTGCTAAAAATAAAGCACCAGTCACAGAAAAAGACCCTGACATGCCACTATCTAAAGAATTATTAACATATATGTTTAGAGTCTTATTATCGGCATCAAGTGCTAGACCTATAGTATCACCATTGTTGATATTATTTGTACCTGCGGGTCCAAATTGTCCAAATCGTCTGCCAAAACAATCAGAGTCATTTTGATTGCGCATTTCGCCACTGTGATTTGCATTAAGTACTCCCACAGTCAAACTGTTGCCATCCGTTCCGTCGTGAGTCAATTCTATATAATACTTACCAGAAGTGGTTGAATTTAGTATGTAATTTGCACCAAGTTCCGAGCCGCTGTTGTGTGTAATTGTTTTATTTGAATTTGATAATACCTTACTCGATAGAATATTGCTTGGATCAAAAAATGGTTGATAGCCAGCCACTGTTACAAGCCGACCAAAAGCATGCTCACGGTAATGACGATTCAAGTCGTAAACATTACTATCTATCGCAGTGGAATCGACTTTGCCGCGAAAGCCCAGCATTTATGATAACTCCTCGTATGAGCATATCACGTCAAGATCATTGGCAGCACTAGCAGTCACGACAATGGATCGATCTTCTTCCAAATAAATTGCACTGTTTTTATCAAGGACTACAAGTGACGCGTCTGCAATGACAGATGCTGTGTGAATAATTTTATACGCTGTGCCGCCACCCGACGCAGCACTGTTAATTGAAATAGTTACATCGGCTGCCGAACTGCCGTCATCATTCGCGACGATGATGCTATTCAGTTTATAGACCTTACCCGACGACGCAGCATTACTTAGAAGTGTTGTTGCACTTGTGCTGTTCAGGCTCAAATAAGCTGTTTTTGCCGTGATCGTTGAAACATTTACTAGATTGGGCGCTGCCATTTTGTGCTCCTAGCCAAAAATCATGGCCATAGCGATGGCCTTGCCGGTTGATACGCCTGCTGTCGCAGCCGAGGTTTGAACTGTGCCGTCTGGGAACTCAACGCCACCTGAAGTAGTCTTAATCTTGCCAGCGACTTCTAGGGGTTCTGAGGGACTCGTCGTGCCAATCCCGACATTGCCAGCAGAATCAATCCGCATACGCTCGGCGTCGTTTGTAAGAAATCTCCAAAAATGATCCGACAGGTCATATTGTCCTAATGTTTTTAAGTAACCTCGGTTGTCATCAACTTGATTGATACTAAAAATTGAATCCGAACTGTCTGAATCTCGGATGTAGGTCATCATTAAAACATGACTAGCGTTTGCCGTGGCACCGTTCATTAAAGCGATACCACCACCAGAATATTGAGATGTAGCGATGGATTCTGCAACTATCTGCGCAGCGGTTACTGAATTACCTGCGACATGCAGTGGCTCACCTGGACTCGACGTACCAATACCGATATTGCCGCTGTTGTCGATGCGAACACGCTCTGAACCACCTACATTAAATGCAGTAAAACCGGATGTTTGATTACTTTCATTAGATTTAATCGTAAGTTGCTCACCATTACCTCCCGAAGCTGTGATTTCAGCAAAATTTGATGCGCCGTTAGTGCGAGTCAGTGTAAGTGAGGTTGCTCCATTTTTTTCGATGCCCACATTACCAGTCAAGGTGCCACCAGATAGAGGCAGATAATCGCTCGTAGCCGCCGTAGCCATCGTGCCAAGGCCAAGCGATGTGCGTTGCGCTGCGGCGTCTGCATCGTCAAGGATTGCGCGCCCCGCCGCTGTGATGGTGGCCACGGCATAAGTGTCCGACCCAGTGGTGTAGATCATTTTGTCAGCGGCAGTTGTTAGGCCCGCGATGCTGTTCAAACCGGCGTCATAGGCTTGGACGTCAGAGCCGATCGCGACACCAAGCGCCGTCCTCGCGTCGCTGGCATTCGAGCTGCCAGTTCCGCCATCGGCCACTGGCAAGTCGCCGGTCGATAGCTGACCGCCGCTTGAGGTGTAGAGCGCGCCAGCAGATAGGCTGGTTGGTAGGGTCAAAGTATAATCAGCGCTTGCTGAATGGGGTGGACTTTGAATGCTGGTTGAATGACTTCCTTGTTCGCACTCTAGCTGCAATTTTGCTGCTGCCGTACCACCCTTGATAATTACTGAGCCAGTGCCATCCGGCGACAGGGAAATATCCCGACCTGACGAGCTGACGATTGACCGCGCCAAAACGTCGAGGTCGCCCCCAAGCTCTGGAGACGTATCGTCAACGACGTTTGATAAACCACCACCACCGCCGCCGCCTGAGCTGGCGGTGGTTTGTGTTGTGCCGTCGGAGAATGTCAGGCCGCTGCTTGTAAGCGTCAGCGTGCCGCTAGACACCGACGGCGATGCACTTGCTAGGAAAGCGCTGGACGCGCTGGTGGCGGCTGTGCCGAGGCCGAGTGTGCCCCTCATAGTTGCTACGTCTGAATCGTCCAAAAGCGCCCTGCCCGCAGCCGTGAGGCTAGTTGTTGCGAAGGCATCGCTGCCGGTTGCATAAATTAGCTGATCAGCACCGACCGAAACACCTGCCAAGGCGGTTAGCGTTGCATCAGCTTCTTGAGCAGATAGCGTTTGACGCTGAGCAGCCGCATCAGCATCGTCCAATAACGCCCTGCCCGCAGCCGTGAGGCTAGTTGTTGCGAAGGCATCGCTGCCGGTTGCGTAGATCATCTGGTCTGCGCTTACCGAAACACCGGCTAGGGCGGTTAGCGTCGCATCGGATTCCTGAGCCGATAATGTAGCTCGCATCGCTGCTGCGTCAGCATCGTCAAGTAACGCACGACCGGCGCTTGTGATTGAGCTAGTCGCAAAGGCATCACTGCCCGTTGCGTAGATCATTTGATCAGCGCTGACTGTGAGGCCAGCCAAAGCCGTCAGAGTAGCATCTGTTGACTGGAAGCCGCTTACGTTGATTGTGCGGGTTTCGTTGGCCCCGCTATTGTTTGTCGTAAAACTGACCCCGGTGCCGGCGATCAGCTTGTCCTCTAAGGTGCTTGGGCTTTGGTCGTCGCTGCTGACCTTTAAGCCTGTGGCCGCATTTGCGGCAGATGTAGCACTAGCCGCAGCGGCTGTGGCTGACGTAGCCGCCGCAGTCGCTGACGTAGCCGCAGCCGTCGCTGACGTAGCCGCCTGATCAGCCAGGCTTTGTGTGACTGTGGTGCCGCCAGTTGACGACCAGACTGTTGTGCTCATGCGATGTTCCTTAGGCCGTGTTGCATCGAAAGTGTCCCGCCGTAGCTTGCGTCGTCATTGGCTTCATTCGCCCGCGCCACCGCAGCTTCGCGCAAGTTGACGTAACGCTGCGCCGCCTTGTCATCCATCAAGAATGGCGCGGCTTCAGCCAGCGTGGCGTACAAGTAAACATCAGGATGTTGGTCCAAAATCACGTTGCTGGTGTTGCTATCTGACAACGCAAAACTGCTGACCTTTGAGTAGTAGGTCAGCTCCATTGTGATAGAAGCCGAAGCGTCTGGCTGCGGTGCGAATTGAATTTGAGGGCCAACAATCGCATACGCGCGAGGTGTGCCAGCCGAGCTGTTTGGAAACTGCTGCACCAAGCTTGCAGGCGACATAGACTTGAGCTGGATTGTCGGGCTGGTGCTAGTCAAATAAAGTCGGATTTCTTGTGCAAAATCGCGTGGCAAGTTTTCATATTGTTCATCTACCGTAGCCGTGGCACGGCTGATCAATTCACGCGCACGCAAAGTCCGGTCTAAACCAACCTCAGCAATCGTAATAAATTCTGGAATGCGAGCGCTCAGGTCTGTGCGATCAAGCCAGTTCGCCACCGCTGTTTGCAGCTCTGCATATGTCGAGATTGCCATTACCAACTCATATTCGTTGTTTTGAAATCAGGGTTTTCGCTCAGCCACTTTTGCCAATCGCGCGGGTTTTGACGCGGCGTTCCAAACTTTGCGATCAATTGAAAATAAATTGACGTCGGAACCTCAGCGACCTTCTGCCGATGTCGCTGCGTGTCACCAATAAGCTTGCCAGCTTGGTACGCGTTACGCTCTTGCTTTGCGGCTTCTTGAATTGCTGTCGTGTCTTGCTCGTGACGAATCACCAAGTTCTCGCCGTCGCGCAGGATTGAAGCTTTGGTCTGCGTGGAATTATCCACGCTGACTGTTTTGAAATCAGGCATGTAAAATCCATCAAAGGGAGGTGCGGCGTCATCCGACGCGGCAATAAAAAAGGGGCGCTTTCGCGCCCCTCTAAGCTGTGTGTGTCTGACCTATTAGGTCACAGTGCCATCAATGTCGATGACAGCGCCATGAGCCTTTGGAGCCATCAATTTAATGGTATGCTCAGTGATCATTGCGAAGGTTTCGGCGTCCGAAGTTTTCGCCAACTCCTCAGTCACAAAGTTACGACCTGGCAGCGTTGCAACAGCCAAATAATCGGTGTCCAGCAAGAACACGCGATCATTGTGGTTGGCTGCCATGACCCGTGATGGAGTTACGTCGAGAGCTCCGAAATCGCTCATATAAATCGACACGGACCCATTCAGAGTCAGTGCCTTACCTTCGGTCGCCTGCACTTGGTTGCTTGTGCCAGATGCCATAGCGTTTGAAATGCCACTGAAGGCATTTTTCAGAGCTGGAGACATAACCATCATGTTCGGCTCGCCACCGTCAATGTAGCAATCTTGCATAACAGCGTCGATCATTGCGATGGTCAGCGAACGATCGGTGCCGGTGGTGGTGATGGCAGCTGAACCGTTTTGGTTGTTGGCTGCCAAAGCTGACGTGCTACCAGCGGTTGAAAAACTGACGTTTGACAGATAGCTGGTGATTGACGCGCACTCACGGGTACCAGATGACACATATGCATTGTCCGTGATGTAAGCCAGCTCCATATCGCGCCGGAGCTCTTTTGCCTTCAAAAGCTTTTGATAAGCAATTTCAGAGTCACGCCCTGCAGCGTTAATAGACTCTGAAGTGCCTGAAATTGCGACGACCTTTGAGGCAATCATATGATAGTTTCCGATGCGAACAGGAGCTGTCACAGCGGCGCTTGACAGTGAACCACCATCCGCAAGCTTGTTATCGGCAGCAGCTGCCAGGTCTTGATAAAGCCACTCATGAAAGACGCCGGAGGAGGTTTCTTTCTTGGCAGCACTATAAATTGGAACATCCGCTGGTTGAATTTGTGCGATTACATTTGCGAGGTCTTCACGCGCCCCGACGACGTTATTAGCTGTTAAAGTAGTCATTGATCACTCCTTGAGGAGCAAGAGATTCACTGCGTCATCAATCTTGCCCGAGGTTTTAAGCTTATCGAACGCCGCCTGGCGCCGACGTGACGTGCGCTGCTTTTTCGTGACCGGCTGCCCGCCCTTGGCTGCCTTTGGAGCGTTTTTGACCCGTTTTGCATCAACCTTTTGATCTTTCATAAGCTGATCAAACTTCCATGCCTTGTGCAGTAATTCGACGGCGCGAGCATCAACGACATTGCTGATTTCATCATCGCTAAAACCGCTGCTTTTTGCGTAAGCAACCACAGCCGCTTTTTCTGTCTCTGCTACCTTTTGGTCCCGCCAAGCCGGTATGCGTTCCAACAAAACATCGCGCTGCGTGGCGACTTCTCGCTGCATCGCTTGCTGTTGCTCTGCCATCTGTTGTTGCTGCAGACGGCTTTGCTCGGCTTGAACTTGTGCCAGGCGCTCTTGCTTGTCGCGCCATGCATCTTTTTGAACCATGTATTCAAACGGGTCTTCATCCTTCAGCCGGTTCCAGTCCGGCTGCTCCTCGGCGCTGAGTTGGCCTTGAATCAACTGTAGCGCTTGAGCGTATTGTTCACGCTCTGCCGTAATCTTCTGAGCCTCGGCTTCAACGGCCTTGCGTTGCTTGGCCAGCTCCATTGTCTTACGGCTATAATCTGCCTGTCGCTGATAGCCCTTGGCGGCCTCATCACGGGTGACTTTCTCAACTTTTCCATCAATCGTTACTTCGATTGAGTCGTCGAGCAGTTCCGGTTCAACCTCATCGGCATCATCGTCATCGGCAAATTGTTCCTCACCTTCTTCAGCGTCAAATGCAGCGTTTTCAACTACATCATCAGCTTGTGAGTCTTGGCTTACGTCATCATCGTCAGCCTGTAGCGTTTCGACAGGTGGGTTGTCCTCTTGAGGGTTCACCAGTAACGAAACAGCATCTTCCATCGAAATTTCAGTAGACATTTAAACTCCAAAGGGCTGCGTTTGCTTGGCCCTAGAAAAGCCGCTTGCGACCCGATAGGTCGTCAAGCTGCCGCTTAGCCAGTTCGCCGGTTTCGACGATCTGATCCAGATGCCCTTTCACGTCGGAAAGAGCGGTGAAAAGTTTGAATAAGTATTCACGCCGGTCCGCATCCGATGCCTCGGTTGTGCGCCAGGCCGTGTGATACTGCTTTTCAAGTTCCGTAAAAGCGTTGATCAAAAGCTCATTGCGCAGCAAATCTGCTGCACGCTGACCGCGAGCCATTTCGTCTCGCAATGTTCCGTCGTTCATTTATGCAGGGCTCGGAATGTTGCCTTGGCCACCAGGAAGATTTGCAGCCATTTTGATTGCTTCGAGTTTAGCTTCCTCGACAAGCTCCTGCTTTTTCAGCTCTAGCTCAGCACGCTTGAGCTCTATATCAGCAAGCATTTGCTCGCGTTTAAGCTTTAACTCGGCCTCAGCCTTCTCTCTAGCCAAGGCGATGTCGCTTTCAAGCTTGATGCGATCTCGCTCAATCTGCGCTGCCAAGGCTGGGTCAATCTGAGGCTGCTGCTGACTTTGCTGCTGCGCCATCTGCTGTGTAATCTCAGCCACTTGAGATGGCGGATTAACAAA